ATACAAAACTTTATTATATTATATGACGACTCCATAATTCTCCTTCTTTCTGTAAATTTAATTCATCGCCATTAGCCCGATTTCCGAAACTTAATTTTTCTACTAAAGATTCATACTTTGATAATTTATTTTTAGGATTTTTTACTTTAAGAAGTGTGGGTTCATAATCTTCAATCAATAAACCTATTGGATTAACTTTACAAGATACTCGATTCATTCTAATACCATTTCTAATCTGAGGATTTTCAAAGAAATCTACATCTAAAGCAATAGTAGTATCATTATTGTTCCATGAAATAGTAGCTGTAGTTTTATGTTCCCCTTTAAATAGTTCAGTATTATCTTTACTGTTTTTGAAATTAACTTTAAACATTCCTTTATTATTAGTATTACAAACTTTAGTTTCCATATCTAAGTAAAGTTCTCCTTGACTAGTATTAACGTGTATTGCAGAGTAGAAAAATCCATCAGTGACTAGTTTAGCTCCATTATTAGTGTCGCTTCCTACTTTTTCAATAACCCATTGGCGCATTTTTTCTTGTTCAACTTCAGATAATTGTCTTACCATTCCAGTAATAAATGTATTTTCATCAGCATATAAACAATAGTTAGATGCTTTATCTGGAAGTTTGTATGGGTTTCCTTTAATAGGGAAAACATATGGGTCTGCGGCAGTAATACCATCATTAGTACCGCTGGTATAAACACCGCCAAAATAGAGAGTGACTCCTTCATAAGTAGCCCAATGTCCATCTTTAAATTCAGTAGAATCAGCAACCCATTGATCAACTCCGTTGCTATCTTGAGTTATTTTATATATACGATATGATTTGATGGGAGGTCCGGTAGTGACTTGAACCTTAAATTTTGTTGCGGTGGGAGAATTAAAAACAGTATATTCATCTTTCTCGTGTATTGAACTATAAACTCCTTGATTTTTTGTTATAATAGAACTAGTTAAATCAGCAACAATATCATCTCCAGTAGTAGTTGCTTTATAAACGATGACAGTTTTTTTAATAGGTTTTCCAACAGTTCTATTTAATCCTAAATCGTAAGAATTAGTTATAAAATTACTAGTTCCAGGATTTGAATTCCATATAACTTGAAGAGCACTATGTCTATCTGCATAAATTACGGAATTAGAAGAAAAACTCTCACTTAATGGGTTTCCAGTACTATCATGTGGAATTTTAGCGAATGCTAAGTCAAATACTTCACCACTTGAAACAATAGCGGTATCTCCATCAATATAGACACTTCCAATATAAATAGTGTACATATTAATAGTTATTTTTTGTCCTGAATATTTAGTATAACTCGTTCCGTTATATTCTACAGTCCATACATTATGACTATCGCCAGCATCAACTGAACTAGTTTTAGTTATAGTTACGTCTTTGCCTGATACACCAACATTGATTTTAACAAAATCATTTTTATCTCCTATATCAGCGTATATTCCAGTATCTTCACTAGTAGTAGAAGCGACTGATATAACAGTAGTTGAATTTTTCTTTATTACTTCAACTTTTTCTTTAATTGTATGGCTCCCTAAAGCAGTACTTAAAGTTTTATCTAATCCAATAGATGCTGTTGTCATCTTAATTTTTGGCACATTATTATTTCCAAACAAAACATTTAAAAATGATTTACGTTTTTTAGATATATTTTCAACTGTATCTTCTGTTGATCCGTCGCTAGTAATTATAGCATTTTTTACATCATTATTAATAGTAATTTCTCCTTGAGTGCTAGCTGAAAGGTCAGTAATTGCTGTTATAACAGTTTGTTCAACCGCAAAATTATCACTGAGGTCGGAAATACCGGCTTCTTTTCTTTCTTGAACTAGTGCTGCTTCTGCTGCTGCCGCTGCTGCCGCTGCTGCCGCTGCCGCTGCCGCTAGTTCAGCAGCGGCAGTATTTACATCTCCAGTTAATTTATAAAAGCGTGTATGATTGTCTGAATCTACATCTGCAACTACAAAATATTGTTGATAAATGTTTATCTTTCTAGAAGTTAATGCTTGTTTATATGGTTGTCCGTGAGTATTACTAAACGAAGTTACAAGAGAAAATTGCGAACGATTATTTATTGCACGATAAAAGAAAGTTTTATCAGAAAATGCCATGAGTAAATAGTTATTATATAATTTTACGGTGCTATGTTTATCACTCCATTCATTATTATATGCGGTTTGAATTGGTGCATAAATAACCTGTGTTAATCCCCAATTATCAGTTCCGTGATGATCTTTTTTATATGCATATGCTGCTTTAAAATGGTTTCCAACTTTTCTTACACCTACTACTACGGTTTCTCCGAATATAGTGACGCTTCTTCCTTTATATGCACTTCCCTCGGTGCCACCGTGCACTTGGTCATTTGTTGTTTCTCCATCTATTGGACTATTATCGGTTCTTCCTCCCACAGACAATTCTTTTGATTTAGTCCAATTTTCTCCTGAGTCCGTAGTTTTATAAACATAATATCTGCCATTACTGTCATTACTTCCAATTACAGCATAATCTCCGTTCATATCTAATGTATATCCAAATTCATTCTCATTATGAGACTCTTCTACTGTTTCTTTATGTGTCCAAGTTTGTCCTCCATCAGTTGTTTTAAAAAAATACGCCTTTTTGGCAATTCTTGCGCCTACTAATAAGTAAGTTGATGTTAATGCTATATCATTACCAAAATAACGTCCAGTTGTAGCACCCGGATTGTCAATAGTTTGAACTAAATTCCATGAAGTATCAGTTGCTCTCTTAAAAACGCTTACTCTTCCTGTATTTGTATTATAAGTCGTTTGCCCCACAACTGCTATATCTCCGCAAATTTTGGCTTCTTCACCAAACGAACTACCGGTAACACTTGGAATTAATTCGTCCTTTTCAGTCCATGTTTCTCCATCGTCGCTAGTTCCATAAATATGTGCTGCGTTGCTATATCCTAATACAGCAAAATTTCCATGTATACCTAACCCCGAATAACCTCGTAAATTGCCCGTATCTGTTTTTTCGGTTATTATACCAGATGGATTTGCTGGATTATTAAAGTAAGCATAACCCCAATCTTTTAATCTTACTTGAACATCTCCATTATTAATAGTAAGAGTAAATGCGACTAAATTATAATCATTTAAAACTCTAATATATTTTGAATTAGATAAATCAGTTCCATCTACATCTAAATATATAGCTTTACTATCATCCCAATCATTAAAATCACTAGTATGAAATAAAACCGGAGCATGATTAGCTATATTAGTTTTAGCTGTTGATGCAGTAGAATTCAGAGCTAAATCATTAGTATTATTCCATGTTTTATATATTTCTTTCCATATATAACCAGCCGTAGTTTGACCCGTGTGATAATTTCCCTGAGTTAATGCTGTAGTAGCGTTTGTTTGATCAGCAGTAGAAACAGCGGTTCCATCAAATTTTGTAGTAGATGCAGTAACAGTCCCTATTTTACTCCACGAAGAACCATCATTACTGTATTCTAAGTAAATTCCAAATGGTGTAGTATCACGATTAAGTTCTGAGGTATTATACCAGATTTTTACTTTTGTTATACTCATTTTATTATAAATTTTTATTTTTATATTTATATTATTACCTACGCAAAAATATTTACTGAAATAATTCCTAAATATTTTTCATATACAAAATTTTTTATTTTCTATGACCGCTTCATAATTCTCATTATTTCTGTAAATTTAATTCATCATCATTTATTCGATTTCCTAAACTTAATTATTGTTCTACTAATATAATTCCATCGCTAGTTTTAACTGTTTTATGTATAATTTCATTTTTAGTAACATTTTCATGACATTTTCCACAAATTGGTATTATATTCGCTAAATGATTTTTATGATGAGTTCCTATAAATCCATCTTTATTTGCATATTTTTGTGGATTTAAATGATGTATATCTTTACTTTTTTCACCGCACAATTCACAAGGCAATCCTTTAATTTGTTTAGAATTATAATTAGATGTTTTCTTAGATAATATAGAAGTTTTACCGGATGATTTATTTCTTACATTTAATGCAAAATCAACAAATCCTTCAGGCATATTTAAGGCTTTACATACTTCTAACCCATACATTTTATTCCCAGAACCCTTTTCTAATTTTCTAGTCCATACTAATCTATCATTAAGTCTATCGTATTCTACAGCCATATGATTAATTTCTAATTGTTTCTTTTTTTGTAATTCCATAATTATATTATTACTAGTAAGTTCGTGGAAATGAGTAGCAAAAATATAAGAAGACTTATTTTTCTGAAAAAAATGAACACCAGTTGTAAAAATAGAAAGAGCAGAAATAATTTCTGTTCCTGAACACAATTCATCACCCAATATTAAACTATTTTCATTGCAATTATTTAAAATAGTTCTTAATTCACACATTTCAACAGCAAATGTGCTTAATCCTTTAAAAATATTATCATTACCTAAAATTCTAGTAAAAATGGAAGTATATGGTTTAAATACAAATTTAGATGCTGCAACATACATTCCAGATTGTGCTAAAATAACATTTATTCCAATAGACTTTATCAAACTAGATTTTCCTACAGCATTCGTTCCATACAACAATATGCCATTTTTGTCTTTTCCCAATGATATATCATTAGGAACATATATTTCATCTTGCTGTATATGTTCAATAAGAGGATGTCTTAAATTTTCAGCATTAAAAAAAGATTTGGAGGGTTTAGAGTTTATTTTAGGTTTATTATAATTATTTTTTATAGAAATAAATGCTTTATTTAAAGTAATATCTATTAAAGATATATATTCTACAATATTATTAAGTTCATTATTAAATGGTATAAGGGAAGAAACATAATCAGTAAAATATGATTTAATTAATTCATTAAACATATTAGTATTAACAAGCATTTCTTTATAAATGGGATTTAAAGAAGACCCTGAAATTTTATTAGTAGAAGATGAACTACTTTTTCCAGTAAATTTTAGTCCTCCTATATCAAATTTAATTTTAATTTGAGAATCATCATAATTGGATTCTCCAGATAAAGAAACATATGTTTTTCCACTTTGTTTGATTATTTTTTGTATGGCTACTTGTAAAAATTTACTTCTTCTACTAGTAATCTCAAGATTTACTCCTGATTTTTCAGTAGAATGAATTCTAATATAATTATCAGAATTTATATGCTTACTAGTTTTATCTTCTTTTAAAGAAATTTCAATAAGAAAATGTTTAATTAACAATAATTTTTGTTTATCTTCTATGTATTTTTTATAATACTTATCTATATTAGGATATATGTTTTTGTTGAATATATTAGTGCATTCTTTATTATTATAAGCATATTTGATGCAATTTTCAATATTTAAAGTATGTTTTAAATTATCATTTAAATGATTAAGGTTATCTTCTATATCTTGATTAATTTTCGAATTAAGATATTTTTTATATTTATTCTTTTTATCTATAGTTTTTTTAATTGTTAATATTCTTTCTAAATCTAATGATAAATTAGCTAATTCGTGGGGTTTAACAACTCCCAAATTTATTTTTCTATATAATTTTTCAATATCTTTAATATAAGAAAGTTCTTTTCTTATAAATTCTAGATTTGTATATTCTTTTATAACATATTCAATAATGTTATATTCAGTTTTTAAATAATTAATATCGCAAGAAGGGTGTAATATAATATGATTAAATCTTCTTTTTCCCATTATGGTTTTACATTTATTAATTAGTTTAAGAACACTAGAATATTCTTTATTAGAATCGACAGTATCAATAATATTTAATTGTTTTAAACAATGAGTAGCTAGGTCAATATTATTTTTGTTATTTTCAAATATAGGATATGAAATTTTATTAATAAGATTCGGATTATGTTGATACATAAAATCAAGTAAAAAACAATAAGAACTAGTTGCATATGGATAATAGTTAAATCTAGTAGTTTCTAAAAAAACATTGTAATCTTTAATATCGAAGAAATGATTTAATATTTCTTTTTGATAAGTTTGTTTTTCAGAATTCTTAGCTTGAATAGTCAATTCATTATCAAGGTCCTTAAGAGATATTATATGATTTTTTTTAGCATTGATAGATGCGAATTGTATTATATCATTAATATATGATATTTCATCATAATTATGTATTATGACGCATTCAGTAGGATTATAAATAGATACAAATTTATCTAGTTTATCAAATGCGGTAGTATTATGTATATCATTATTTTCATATTTATATTCATAAAAGATGGATTTACCAGTGAAAGAATCAATAACTGAAACTCCACAATAAAAATATGGAAGTTTATTTTGAAAATCTGGATTATATTTTTCAATCCATATAACAGAACAATAATTATTATTAATAGTATTACTACAAGTTTCAATAGTAGTAGATGGAGACAAAATATAACTCTCTTTTCTATAATGAGATTTAACAGTTGGGTCTTTAAATTGGTCAAAAATAACTAGAGTATATCCATTTTCAATAATTCTATTGGACCATTTTTGAACTGCTCTTTTGGGCATTCCAGCTTTCAAATTTCCATTTTCAGATGAATATGTAAAATCACATATTCTAGTAAAATTTAATAAATTTTCAGGCTCACTTTCTCTTCCATATACTTCATAAAAATCACCACATTGCCAAAATAATATAGTTTTATCTCCATACTTATTAATATATGTTTTTAATGTATCATAATATTCATTAATCATTACGGCGTTTCCCTTATTTTTTTTAGTCATTAATCTTATAATAATTATTATTATATCTTTAAATATAATTATTATATCAATAAAAATAATTTATAAAAGAAGTTTTTTGACCTGTTTTGGGAGAAGTTTTTTGACATCAGGTACAACTTTAGCTGCTACGCTGACAACAAGAACAACTAACGAAACCTGAATAGCCATATCCAAGTATTTATTCTGTCCCATAACGGAGAATTCTTCTTCTTTTTTTCCAGTTGCTAATGCAACGAGTTCATTGACTTTGCTCATGACAAGTTCTCTGTTTAAGTAAACAACAACAAGAAGAACAAGACCTATGAGTTCAGGGGTTACTTTTGGTAAAATCGATTTTGCCATTTTATATATAATAAAAATATAATAAAAGTTTGAAATTGCTAAAATTATATAACTCATAAAGTAAATAATTTTATTTGATAATTTATAGTTTTAAATCATAAGATTTCATAAATGCGGCTGCGGGAGATAAATCTTTTGTATAAGAAGACATTCCTCTAGGCAATAATAAATAAACGACTACTGCGATTATAATAGTATAAAAAATTAATCCGATTGTAAGTCCATAATCAAATTTAGCAAAAGATTCCTTATCGTGTATAATATTATTAATAGAATCAACTATAAAATCTTTGTTGTTTGCTAAATATAATAATGTTAAAAGTAAAAATAAAAGTTGAAGCAAGTATAATTTCATATATATTAATTGAATATTAATAATTAATCTTGAGTAAAATTATGTAGTAGTATATCCCCATTTTTGTTATATACATCTCCTGCTAAATAACTATTTTCATAAATACTTCTAACAATATTTTCAGGAGCATTACTACCAACTTTAATAAGATTATGTTTTTTTAAATATTTTTTTATATTTACCAATGATTTATTTTTTAATGCGGTCACTTCTTTTTTTACCTTTTTTCTAGTTTTTCTATTTTTTATTAAAATCCCCACATTTCCTCCTTTTTTTCCTAAATGAATTCTTTTTTTAGTTTTAGTATGAGTTTGTTTTATTTTAACTTTTTGTTTATGATTTTTATTGTGGCTTCCTTTATTAAATTCATTTTTAACATTTAATAATGTATTCTTTCTATCATAAAAATTATCGGTAATAATGGGAATATTT